ACTAGCTTTGGCGAATGGATAAAAAATAATCAAGAATTATTTAAAAATATTATTTTAGTTGTTGGAGGAATAACTGCTTTTATGGCAGTTGCCTATCCTTTAATTAAAGTAGTTCAAACAGCAATAACTGTTATTAGAGCTTTACAAGTTATTACTGCGTTGTTTAATGCTACTCTTTTAGCTAACCCTATAACTTGGGTAATTGCTGGAATAGTAGCCTTAATAGCTATTATTTGGCTCTTAATTGCTAACTGGGATACTGTAGTCCAAGCTTGGAAAACATCCATTGAGTTTGTGATGGGCTTATTTACTAAAATCGGCGACTGGATTACTTCAGTTTTTAATAAAGCTTTCAGTTGGATAACTTCTAAAATAGAAAATGTCAAAACAGCTTTTAAATCTCTTGGTGAATTTATATCAACTATTTTCAGTTCAATAGGCGAGGGAATTAAAGGGGCATTTAAGGCTACTATAAACTTTGTTATTGATAAAATTAACTGGCTTATTAGACAAGCTAACAAAATAACTTCTGCTTTAAGCGTTGTGCCAGGAGTAAATATACCCAGCATTCCTGATATACCTAGATTAGCTAAAGGCGGAATAGTTAATAGACCTACTTTAGCAATGATAGGAGAAGCTGGAGCTGAAGCAGTTGTCCCACTTAATAAAAGAAATAACCCACTTGGTAGTGGTTTAACAATTATAGTAAATGGTGATGTAAGTGGAGAAGAATTAGTTAATAAAGTATCAGAAGCTATTATGGGTAATTTAAGAAATAATACGCAACTAGCGTTTTAAATATGATTACAGTAAAGATAAACGGAATAGATAGAAGCGAGTTCATAAATTGGGCTAGTTTAACTATAACTAAAAATCTTACTTCGTTAGTTGATGTTGGCTCTTTTCAAATCTTAAAAGTTCAAGACGGATATGTTCCAAATATAAATGATGAGATAAAAGTTTATATCAACACAGACTGGTATTATTATAATGATGAAATAGATTACAATGCTGAAGTTTATTATAATGGTCTAAATGAATTAGTATTTGGAGGATATATTACAAGTATTAGAGAGGATTTAAACATTGTAGACGGAGGTAATTATACAATTAACTTCCAAGATTATACTTATGAATTATCAGGTATTTTAATTGCTAAAAGCTTTGAAAATAAGACAGGCAAAGAAATTATTGATGAATTATTTTCTGAGTTTGCCCCAACCTTTAATACTGATAATGTTATTTGCGATACTATTATTAGCAAAATTGTTTTCAATAATGCTTATTTATCTGACTGCTTAACTCGTATTAGTAAAATTATTGGTTATGAATGGTATATTGACCAGTATAAAAATGTCCATTTTTTCCAACGCTTTAGCTTAGTAGCTCCGTTTAATTTAACAGATACTAATGGAAATTATGTTTACAAGTCTTTAAAAAGAACAATAGACGCTACTCAAATTGCTAATCAAGTAAAAGTAAGAGGAGGAATGGGAACTGAAAGCAATTTATTTCAAGATGTAATTACTGTAAGTGGAGATGAAACTAAAACTTTTAAATTGCCTTATAAGTTTTCTGGTTTACAAGTTTGGCTAGATACAGGTGAGGGGTATGTAGAGCAGAATGTAGGTATTGATAATATAGACGACTTTGCTACTGATGATGTATTATATAACTATCAGTCAGATAGTATTAGATTTGAAAATAATTTAACAGCTGGAACTTTAGTTAAGTTTGCTGGTTATAAAAAGTATCCTGTAATGGCAATAGTATCAGACGAGCCTTCTATTTCTCTTATTGGTTTAAGAGAGAAGTATATTGTAGATAATTCTTTAACAGACGCTTCTACTACTAGAGAAAGAGCTAACTTAGAACTTGATTTAGCAAAAGAAGCGATTACTGACTGCTCATTTTCAACTTATCAAAGTGGTTTAGAAACTGGAATGAGAATATCTATTAGCTCTGAATTAAGAGGTGTTAGTGAATTAGATTTTATTATAAACAAAATTGTATTTAGAACTAGAACTATAAATGATTTTGAATATAGTATTACTTGTTCTACAGCTCGTAAAATGGGTTTAACAGAGTTCTTAAAACAATTATCAATGCGAGGAGATGTTTTTGAAGAAGAAGATAGTGCTGTTGCTGAAGTAATTAAAAGTATAAAAGAAGATTTAGAAATAGATGAAACTATTGAAGCTATTAGTGCTTCTGAAGTTAATGAAGATTTAGAAGTAGATGAGTTAGTCAAAAATAGTAATGTAGAGCCTCAATGGGTATTTACTCCTTACATTCCAGTAAATATTGACGACCAAAAAAGAGGAGCAAGATTTGATAGAGGTGCTAAATTTGTTTAATAATGTTATAATAAAAATATGATAAAACAAGAGTGTGGATTACAAGAAAATATAACAATGGTAAAAGTTCTTGATGAGAGCATTGTGCCAGAGTTATCTAAAGCTCTTAAAAATGGTGAGAGCTTAGAGCCTTTTATTGAAAAAGGAAAAATTAGTGAGGTTTATGAAAAACAAAACCTTATTGTTGATATTGGCTTAGGTGTAGTAGCTCAAAGATTAGCTGGTGATGATACTTATAGCTTAGAAATAAACTATGGAGCATTAGGCACAGGCACAGCTGAAATAATAGCTTCTAACACTCAATTAGAGGCTGAAGTTTATAGAAAATTAGCTTCTAGTTCTTCTTATGATGGAAAAACAGCTTACATAGATTTCTTTTATGAGAAGGCTGATGTAGCAGGAACTTTTACACGCTTTGCTAATTTTATAGACGGAACTCCAACTGTAAATAGTGGAGTAATGTGGAGCCATTTAGGAGTTAATTGGACTAAGACACTTAATGACGGCTTATTTGTTGCTTGTCGTTATAGAATTTATTATAAAGTTTAATTAAAATATTATGAAATATACATTTAATCCAGGCGAAAATATACCAGCAGAAAGTTTCCAAACAATTGACCCAGATAATCCACCGGTTGACCCAACTAATGATGCTTATAAATTAGTAAGATTAGACGAAAATGGTAAAATAAAGCACGAACTATTAGAAGGAATTGAAGAAGTTGATTCCACATATATAGTTCAACCTTCTTTATATATAAAAGCTAGTTCTAATTTAGAAGTTACAGCAACTGGAACAAATGAATATGTTAAATTAAAAGAAATATTATATAATGATATAAGTGGTTCATTAAGAGTTTCTTTTACCTTAAGAGCTTCTAGATTTGATTATTCAACTTCTGCACAAATATATAAGAATGGTGTTGCTTATGGAACATTAAGAAGTAATAAAGAAGTAGGAACAACTTATTCAGAAGATTTAGCATTTGAAAGTGGAGATTTAATACAAGTATATGGATATGCTAATTCAGATCAAAATAATTATGCAGTGGTTTCTTCATTCAGTATTGCATATGATAAAGTTGTTAAAACAAAAACTAATACTGTCAACTTATAATATAACTTAATTATAAAAATATGATACAATTTCCAACACAATTAGATAATCTAAGCAACCCTCAAGAAGCTGACAAACAGAACTCTCCTTTACATACTGACCAACACGCTAATGCTAATGATGCTATTGAAGCATTAGAAGCTAAGGTTGGCGTTGATAGTTCTGTTGTTACAAGTTCTCACGATTATAAGATAGCACAACTTGAAACAGGAAAAGTAGCTTCCAACACAGCTATTACTGGTGCTACTAAAACTAAAATAACTTATGATGCTAAAGGTCTAGTAACTGCTGGAGAAGATGCTACTACTGATGATATTGCTGAAAGCACAAATAAAAAATATGTAACTGATGCTGAAAAAACTGCTATTGGGACTATTGGAGATAAAGCTCCCCTTGCTAATCCAACCTTTACTGGAACAGTTGAAACACCAGCTATTAAAATAACAACTGGTGCTGGAGCTAATAAGGTTCTTACTTCTGATGCTGACGGAGATGCTACTTGGAAAACACCAACAGCTGGTGGAACTTCTCTATGGACTGCTATAACTGGAACAAGAGTTTCTAATACTAAAATTACGGTTGCTACCAACTTAACAGCAATATTTAAAAAAGGTATGATAGTTAGATGGCAAGAAAGTGGAGTTGATAAAGTTGGTATGGTAAGCATTCCTTCAACTTATTCAAGTCCAAATACTACAATCA